AGTGTTACCATCTTCGAAATCACCACGTCTGTTATCAACAGGAGCTTGAGTATATTCTACTTGGAAAGTTCCACCATCTACATCGCTTCCAAGAGCAACGAATACAGTAGCAGTATCACCAGCATTTCTAGTAGTAAAAGCAGCTACGTGTACATCAGGTCCACCAACAGAAGATGAAAGAGCAAAAGCTCTTACAGCTTCAGTATCAGGATAAGATAATTCAGTATCAGCAATTGTTACAGTACGATAATCATCAGCAACTGCAGAAGCTGAATAGTCAGAATCAAAGTTAAGATCAGACCAAGAGGCTGTAGCTACAGTAGCAGTTACACCATTAGATGCAGTAGAGTTAATAGAATAAGAGAAACGTCCAGCTCCATAAAGACCACCTGAAGTAGAGTTAGAAGCGAATCCAGAAACATCACCGTAAACTGAATTTCCAGAAGTGAAGTTATCTTTAGAAGTTCCATATTGGAAGTCTAAATAGAATACTAGCCCAGAAGGCAAGTTCATAGGTTGTACAGAAACAAATTCTTGAGCAGCAATTTGTCCAAATACTTTTCTTACAAGGGGAAGAGCAACACCAGCCCAAGTCTCACCAGTTCCAGCAGTAAAGCCTGAACCACCGGCTTGAGTTTGAGAAGCTTCTACAACAAGTTGTTTAGCTTGGTTTTCAAGGATAACACCCATATTGGATTTGTTAGCTCCTTCAAGACCTTCTAAAAGACCTGTTTTTTCCCACTTTTCAGATAAACGTGCAGCATCACTTTGTTGTGACTTAAAGTTGTTTGCACTTTCTAAAAGAGATTGTAAACTCATGTCTTAAAAATTAAAAAGTTTAATATTAAATAATTCCAGCTAATTTCTTAAATCTTTCAACCATTTCATTGCTTTCAACGATTGGTTGTTTAGCAGCAGGAGCTGTACCTGTTGCTTTAGACGCGCTACCTTTTACTTCATTAACCATAGAAACTTTCTTAGAGATAAGTCCTTCGTTTAATGTTTCGAAAATAACTTTGGCTTCTTTAACTGTAGATGCTTTGTCAAATGCTTTAAGCACTTTAACTTTTTTATCTTCAGTTAGATTCTTGTCACGGAAGATTTTGTTAGTGTAAAGAAGTTTAGCGTTAAGAAGATTTACTTCGTTAAGTTCTGCTTTAAGTTCTTCAACTTCAGCAAGAGCTTTAGCTACTTCATCTTCCATTACAGCGCCTGAACCTTTTTCAAATCCACCTTTAACACCAGCTGCATATCCAATTTCTTGTTTTAGCTTAGCACAGTCATCTCCAGCCCAATTTGCATTCATGCAATCTTGGAACTTATCAATTCCTGTTACTTTGTCAAAGATTTTAGTAAGAGTATCCATGATACCTTCATTAAGATCTTCTGATTCAGTTACTTCTTCAGTTTCTTCCATCATTGGCATATCTAGATCATCACCAGCTTCGTCGTCCATTTCCATGTCCATGTCCATTTCTTCACCAGCTTCTAATTCTCCAGCTTCTACCATGTCTTTAATTACATCCTCGATAAATCCTTTAAGATCTTCAGCAGACATATCTTCAAGATCGATTTCTTCCTCTTCACCTTCTTCAGCTTCTTCTTCACTTTCTTCGTCTTCCATTTCTTCCTCATCATCAGCTTCGGCAACTGGTTCTTCAGCTTCCTCTACTTCTTCTGATTCTTCAATTTCTTCTGACTCATCAAGTTCTTCTTTAGCTTCATCCAGCTCTTCAGATTCTTCAATCTCTTCAGATTCGCTAACTTCTTTGGCATCGAGTTCTGCAAGCATTTCATCTAAATCGAGTTCCTCTTCAATTTCTTCAGATTCTTCGACTTCTTCTTTAGCTTCAGCTACTTCTTCAGTTTCGTTTACTTCCTCAGTTTCGTTAACTTCTTCAGTCTCATTTACTACATCTTCAGTTTCTTGGATTTCTTCAGACTCTTTTACATCGTCGTCTTCTTTATCCATTTCTTCTAATTTAGCAGCTAACATAGACTTAAGGTGAGGAGTAAATGCTTCTTCTAGAGCAGCTTTAGCGTTTGCAATAGCAGTTTCTTTAACGGCTTTTGCATCAGCAATTGCTTCTTTAAGCAAATCTCTGTTGTTAGACATAATCGCAAAATTTTAATTTGTGAAATACGGTTATTAGGAACCGTAATAGGAAAGTTAATATCGTTTAGTGTTATAAAAATAACACATTACGATTATACGTATATGTAGATTTATAAAGGATTAAAAAATAGGGCAAGATCCTTTAGAACATAATATTTCTCTTATGATCCCATTGACCTTACTATAATCTACACTAGTGTGTTGTTTACCTTCTTGTAAAACACCCATATATGAACCTGGGTTTGAAGGTGTAGAAACAAAATCCCAACATAATAGTTCGAAGTCATCTTGTACTTCCATTACGTTGCCATTTTGTTCTAATGATCCCATACCACGAGAGGAAACACCTACAGTTACACCTGCTTTAATTAGTGCTTCTAATATTTGACCTGAGGGGGTGGGGAGAATTTCTATTTTACCCATTATATTATCCCCATCCCACCAAAATTCTCTAATTAAATGAGATACATTTTTTAAATTTACTACTTGAGATTCTGGGTGGTCTAATTCTCCAGTTGAAGTTCTTTGTTTGATAGATTCTTGGTATTTATCCATTTCACGTTCCCAAAGTTGTCTTGGGTAGTAACGGCCATTACCATTTTTAACTTC